TATTGAAACTCGTCGTTCTCGTATGCCTGCGTTTTTTGAGATGAGCAACTCTGATCTTCCAAGCTACGCTTAATAAAGCAACAGTCTGTCCCTATGGCCTTTCCTACTAGAGAATCTTTAATCGATCAATACGCTCGTAATGTTTTTCTTCCTGAAATTATGCGGGAAGCTGAACGTGAGTTGGGTGACGATGGAAAGCGAGCTTACAGTCAGCAAAGGTCTAGGGACTTTGCAATTAACAATTTTAAAAACCTTGTCCTTCGTGGAGAAACAAAAGGAAAAGGTTATCAATCTGGTGGTTCTCTTTTTAAATACGCACAAAATTTTGAAAACTATTATGGCGGATTGATTCAAACTGAACTAACTCGTCAAGAAAATCTTTATGCTGCAGAAGTTGCTGAACAACGGCGACTTACTCAAGCTGCTATTGCTCAATCTTCTAAAGAAATTGCAGCTGCTCAAAAAGGTCTTGCTTCTTCTCAAGCTTCTGCACGTCAACAAATTGCAGCTACAGAAGCTGAAAGAACTAGAAGTCTTGCAGAAATTGAAAAATCACGAGCAGAAGCAGAAGCAAAAATTCAACAAGCTACTGAAGCTGCTGAAGCTATGTCTAAACGCTACGCAGCCGCTGCTTCTGCACAAACCCAAGCCGCTAAGTCTGGACAAGTCCGAACCAAAGTCGGTTCTCCAGAACAGCTTCGCACTCAACCAGCAGCAGCTAAAACACCTGTTGGACAGCCACGCGTAGCTCGTACTCGTCTTACTGTAGGAAGCGGCGTTGGTGGCTATGGTGGTACCAGTGCTGGTCAACTTACTCCTACTGGTTTAAATATATGAACGTTTATATTGATCCTGATATTATTAAATATCTAGATGAAATGTATCCAGATAAAGCTCCTGATCTTAGTATGGATCAGAAGGCTGTTTGGTTTTATGCTGGGCAGATTTCAGTAATTAGACATCTTAAAGAGCAATTAAAGCTTCAAGAGGAGAGTAAGTATGAGTTGGCTTAACGCTCTAGTCTCTCTCGCAACAGCAGGTTTAGGTGCTTACTCTGCTTACAAAACGAGAGAGCAAAAAGCTTCACAATTTAAACAATCAGCAAAGCTTTCTAGAGCTTCTACTGACGCTGCTATTAAACAAGCAACAGCTACACGTCAAGCTGCTATTAAGCAACAAGAGCAAATGCGTGCTCAGCTTGCACAGCAATCAGCAGCATCTCAAAAAGAACTTGAAGCTCTTAGGGGACGCACCCTTGCTATTCAAACGCAAGCGCAACAAGCTCAAGAGCAATCGAAAGCACAGCTAGCTCAAGCTCGTAAAACTTCTGCTGCTCAAATTGCACAAGCACAGCAAGCTTCTGAAGCACAGATTGCACAAGCTGAAAAATCTTCGCGTCGGCAAATCGCACAAGCGCAAGCTTCGTCTAAACTTGCTATTCAACAGCGTCAGCTTCAAGCTGCTATGGCTCGCTCACAAGAGGCACGACCTCCTGTTTCTTCACGGGTTCGCAAGCGGACCGGAACTCCTGCAAGCATGAGAACTGGTGTTGACATTGGTTCAGCTCTTGCAATTGGAAGCGGAGGAGGAACTGGCGCTACTACTGGAACCCGTATTGGTGGATTGAATGTCTAAAGCTGCAGCTCGTTATTCGGCACTAGAGCCGGAAAAAAGCATCTACCTTGATCGCGCTATTGAGTGTAGTAAATACACCCTGCCGACTCTTATTACCGATAACGATCGCAGCACGGGTAAAAACTATTACACCAAGATCCAAACTACGTACCAAGGTCTTGGTGCTCGTGGTGTAAATAATTTGGCAAGCAAACTTTTGATTGCTTTGCTCCCTCCTAATCAATCCTTCTTTCGTCTCTCTGTAGACGATATGAAGCTCAAGCAAGAACTAGAAAACTATAAAGAACTTCAGTCGCAGTTTGATCAACAACTAGCGCTGATGGAACGTTCCGTCATGCGTGACATTGAAGAGTCTGGTGATCGCACTGCACTGTTTGAAGCACTTAAGCATCTAATCATTGGTGGCAACGCTCTGCTTTACATTGCAGAAAACGGTACTAGGGTTTACCCACTTAAGTCTTTTGTAGTTAACCGTGACCCAGAAGGTAACGTTCTTGAAGCTGTAGTTCGTGAAGAGGTTAGTCCTGATCTTCTTCCTGATGGAACTGCACCTAAAAATGTTGACGGTAAACTTGTTGATAAAACTGTTTTCCTTTATACCTATATCACTTGGGATTACGAAAAAGATAAGTGTATTTGGTATCAAGAAGCTTACGGAAAACAAGTAGGTAAAAACGGTTCTTCTCCTATTGAGAAAAGCCCTTGGATTCCTCTACGTATGTTCCGAGTAGCTCACGAAAGCTACGGACGTGGTTATGTAGAAGAACTTCTTGGTGATCTTAAAAGCCTTGAGTATCTTTCAAAAGCAATTGTTGAAGGATCTGCAGCAGCAGCAAAGATCATTTTCCTTTGCAATCCAAACGGTACTACTCGACCTGATGCACTAGCTCGAGCTGCAAACGGTTCGATCGTGGCAGGAAACCCTAATGATGTGGCTCCTCTGCAGATGCAGAAACAAGCCGATCTGACTGTTGCTCTAAATACTATTGCTCGTATTGAACAACGACTGAGTTTTGCGTTTCTTCTTAACAGCGCTATTCAAGCTGGTGCTGCTGGTCGTGACCGCGTCACAGCGGAAGAGATCAAAATGGTTGCAAACGAACTGGAAAGCGGACTCGGTGGGGTCTACTCCGTGCTGTCTGTTGAGTTGCAGCTTCCTCTAGTCAAACGCAAGATGGCTCTCATGGAGCGTCAAAAGCGTCTACCTAAACTTCCTAAAGATATTGTCCGACCTCAGATCACTACAGGTCTAGACGCACTTGGACGTGGAAACGATAAAGCCAAACTGATTGAGTTTCTTCAGACTATTGCTGGAACTCTTGGTCCAGAAACAATGGCTCGGTTTGTCGATAATCGTGAGTTGATCACACGCCTTGCTGCTGCTGATGGTCTTGATACCTACAAACTTATTAAATCTGAAGAGCAATTGATGGCAGAAGATCAACAACAAGCTATGATGATGCAGCAACAAATGGCACAGCAAGATCCACAAAACGATCCTGCAAAACAAGCCGCACTTGTCAAAGCTGAAAATGACTCAATCAGGACCGACCAAGAAACCGCAAGCCGAGGTTAAAAAGCAAGAACCTAAATCGGAAATGCAGATTCTTCTCGAGCGTCTTCGGGAAGAAAAGCCTGCTGTTTACGATCAATATGTAGCAGCAGTACGTCAAAAGCGACCAGTTTGGGTTTATCCTGATCTGACTGTTCGTATTGGCTGATCATGGAAGTTATTGCTGAAGGCGTGTTGTCTCAAGAGACTGGTCCTTACAACGAACAAGATCTTCAAACTCTTGAGCAAAGCGAACAACAAGAACAACAAGAAGAACTGATCGGAGGCAAATTTAAATCTGCTGAAGATCTACTTGAGGCTTACCAACAACTTGAAAAAAGGCTTGGTAGGCAACCTCAAGATTCTCAAGAAGACCAAACCGATACACCTGAAGATCAGGAACAACCAGAAGAAATTTCTGTTCTTTCTGAAGAACAAGAAACAACCATTGTTGAAAGTATTGGTGGCTCTGAACAGTTCACTGCTGTTCAAGACTGGGCTAAAGAAAATCTTGATCCTGAAGAACTGGAAGCCTATAACCGCGAAGTAAATAGCGGTGATTACTACAGGGCTCGTAACGCTTTGCAATCTTTGCATTATGCGTATCAAGACAACACTGGTTCTGAACCTGAATTGCTTGGTGGAAAACTTTCTGCTAATAGCAACGATGTGTTCCGTTCAACTGCAGAAGTTATGGAAGCAATGAACGATCCTCGTTATTTGAAAGATTCTGCATATACAAATGATGTGCAGGAAAAACTAGTACGTAGCGACGTTCTTGGTCCTAGGGGTTAGTATTAAAATAGCGAACGTAAAATTGTTGCCGCTGCGGCGATAACAACAGTAGAGCGAGCGCAACGTAAACTTTTCAACCAAACTTAGAAATGCCAGATTTTGCATCTCTTAGCCGGTTGGGTAGTATTAACAGCGTTCAGTACAACGCTGGTTCTGCCGCCGGTAACTACGAGCGTGAAAACGCTAACTTCCTGAAAATCTTTTCTGGGGAAGTTCTGACCACCTTCAACCGTGACACGGTCTTCAAAGACCTCACGATGAAGCGCAGCATTTCCTCTGGAAAATCTGCAAGCTTCCCAATTACGGGACGTTTCAGCAGCCGCTATCATCGCCCTGGTGATTGGATCACTGGTCAAGGTAACAAAGGCATGATCGGTGAGAAGATCATCACGATCGATGATCTGCTTATTGCCGATGCATCAATTTATGACCTAGAAGAGGCCAAACTGCACTGGGATGTTCGCAGCATCTACTCGCAGGAATTGGGACGTGCTCTTGCTCGGGCCTATGACCAGCGTCTTGCTCGCACCCTGCTGACTGCTTCTGAGTCTGACGGTCGTGTGAAGGATTGGGATTCCAAGCGCTTCCAACTGGCTGGCGGCACCTACGCTTCTGTGTCTGGTACCACCGTCACCATGAGCGCTAACTTCGCTACCGCTGAGCTTACCTATTGGGCTGTTGGTGAAGTTGTCTACGGTGAGGATTCCGGTGCTTATGCCGTCATCACTACTGCTCCTACCAACGGTGCTGCCACCTTCGGTATCAGCCCCATCTCTGCTATTGGTACTGGCTCTAACGCCACCTTCACTGTTGGCGAGCGTCTGTTCGTTCTGAACTCGCTGCCTGGTGGTACCTCCTACACTGGCATCAACCTCAACGGTGCTGCTGACCGCAACGCTCGTGGCGATCTGATCGTTGAGAACCTGTTCAAGGCTTGCCAGTCCCTGGACGAAAAAGATGCTCCTAAAGAGGGTCGTACCTGCGTTCTGAGCCCTGGCGCATATTATGATGTGCTGGCTTCCGATCGTGCGATTAACGTAGATTTCAACGGTGGCGATGGCCGTAACGGCACCTTCGCTGATAACCGTGTTGCTCAAGTGGCTGGTTTCCGTCTGGTGACCTCTAACCACCTGGGTACTGGTGCTTACACCAACGGCCAAACCTACGTCGGTATCGGTAACCAAGCCGCTACCACCCGTGGTGAGCGTCCTAACTACGTGAACGGTCGCGACGGTTCTGACGGTCAAGCCGCTGCTGGTACCAACGATTACTACCAGGACGAGCAAGGCAACGGCAGCTCCATTGCTAACTGCTTCGGTCTGTGCTTCACCAAAGAAGCCGTGGGTACCGTCTCGCTGAAAGACGTGTCCATGCAGATGACTGGCGCTGAGTACAAAGCAATGACTCAGTCCACCATGATGGTTGCCTCCTACGCTGTGGGTCACGGCATCCTGCGTCCTGAGTGCTGCGTCAGCCTGCTGCACGACGGCAATCCCTATTGATAATTACTTTCAGTTAATTACCAATACAATGGGGGAAGCAGAAATGTTTCCCCTTTTTTATTGCAATAATGGCAACCTCAAAACTAAGTGCAGTTAACACGCTTCTCGCCATTATTGGTGAAGCACCTATTAACTCTCTAAACCCACCTCTTACTGGAGACGCTAGTCTGGCAGAACGCACCCTTGATGAAGTTAGCCGAGAGGTTCAAGGTGCAGGATGGTCTTGGAACACTATGCTCTATGACTCCATTCCTTTGGACGCTGCTACAGGTCAGTCCCAACTCCCAAGCAACACTCTTGCTGTACGGTTTAATCCGCTCACGTACCCGTCTCAAAGGTTTGTTCTTCGTGGTTTGCGGCTTTTTGATCGCGTTAAAAATACATACGATTTGAGAACCAGCCTTGGTGTATCAATGACTGGTAACACTAGTGATCTAGTTGCTGAAGTTGTTGAAGAACTTAACTGGGACAGCATTCCAGAAACAGGTCGGCGTTACATCATGATTCGCGCTGGTCGTATGTTTTCTAACCGAGCTGTTACCTCTGCAAGTCTCGAAGCTTATACTCAAGAAGATGAGGCTGCTGCGTTGCAGACTTTGAAACGTACTGAAGATATGGCACAAAACTATAACTTTATTAGCGGTCCCGATGATATGTACGGCGGTCGCGTTACTACTGTTTTTGGTCCTGACATCCTGAGCCGCTAATGTCTAGAGAACTTTATAGCCAAATTATTGGTCCGTTAAACAAAGGTATTAATCAACAAGCTGACAGTTTTGTGCTGCCAGGTTTTGCAAAAGTTCTTGAAAACGCTAATTGCGATCTGGTTGAAGGTCTCAAAAAACGTCTCGGGTCAGTTCCCGTAAAACGTGTAGACACTCTTACACAGAATGCTGGTGGTCAAGCTTTAACTACACCAATTAAATGGGATGAAGCTTTTTGCTTTGTCTATAACCGCAGTACTAATGAGCGGTTTATTTTGATGGTGGTTGATGATAGTAGAACTGTTACTCCAACAGGTGACACTACTAATGGATCATCTGTTGTTACTTCTGTAAGTTCTACTGCAGATTTGTTTGTTGGAGCTGGTATTACTGGTACTGGTATTCCTGCTAACACTAAAATCGTTGATATTGATACTGCTACTAGTCGGATTACTCTTGATAAAAACGCTACTGCTACAAATTCAGGGGTTTCTTTAACGGTTGAATCTAGTCGTACTTTTGTTACTGGCGTTTCTAACGTTGAACCGATTAGCGGTATTCTTCCTACCGTCGTTCCTGTAGAGCAAGATTTTGCAAACATCACGTCAGGAAATCTTGGGTATCTACGTGGCTCTGGTAGGGCTCGTGATCGGTTTAGGGCTACGTCGTTTCAAGACTATGTGTTCGTTACTAACATTCAAAAGAACACAGAATACAACAGCTCAGAAACGCTAACTCGATTTAACATTGGAGAAATTAGCTCTGAATATCAACCTATTAAAGCTCAGGTAACTGTTAAGTTTGTTGATTACGATACTCAATATCAAGTTATTGTCACTCTTGATAATGGAGAAGTGATTCGTGGTAACCACATCACGCCTTCTTTAACAGATCAAAACGGTAACGCAAACGTTGTAAGCACTGCAGACATCGCTGCCAAACTAATTAGCAATACTGACACTATTGCAGGTACAACTACAAACGGCAGTAACACTGTTACAAGCGTCTCAACAACAGACATTGCAAAAGTACAAACAGGAGAAAAGGTTACTGGCACTGGCATTCCTGCAAATACGTTTGTAGGTACTGTGGCTGCTACTAGCTTTACCCTTGTTAGCTACACAGGTACTTCTGTAAACGCAACAGCAAACGGATCTACAACCCTGACTCTTGGCGAAGGTTTAGATCAAACAGACATTAATAACCAACTTACTTTTGAACGTCAAGGATCTCAAATCCTTATTGGTCTAACAAGTGCCTCTCGTTACATTGCGAGCATTGAAGCTACTGATGCTCGTGGTAACACCTTGATGGATGGATTTTCTAATCAAGTAACAGCTATTACAGAGCTTCCTGGTTCGTCTTGGGAGGGCTATACAGTTCTTGTGGCTCCTGATGGTGCTTCAGAACAAAGCTCGTACTACCTAAAGTTCAACGCAGAAAACACCACTACTGATGGTGACTATGGACGTGGTGTGTGGGAAGAGAGTAGCGGGTGGGGTACTCGTGGTCAGTTTGATCAAACGACCATGCCTCATGCGTTTATTTACTACAAAAACGAAAACGGTCTTACAAGGTTTACGTTTCAACCGTTTACTGGTTCTGCTTACACAGACGGTACAGTTTCGTTTGACATTCCTGGTTGGACTAACCGTTTAGCTGGTGATGAAGATGAACTACCAGGACCATCGTTTGCTGAAAAAGCAATTAACGATATTGTGTTTTTCAAAAATCGTCTTGGCTTTGTAAGCGGTGAAAACGTCATTCTCAGTGAAGCTGGTTCTTATTACAATTTTTGGCAGCAGTCAGCTCTTCAAGTTGTAGACAGTGACACTATTGATTTGACAGCAGTTAGTAACGATGTTGCTGTGTTGAACTATGCGTTGCAGCAACAGGATGAACTTGTGTTGTTTTCTAATGAAAACCAGTTCCGTCTGTACTCTGGTGATAACGTTACGTTTAGTCCTGAGACTGCTTCTGTGGGTCGGATTAGCTCCATCAGTATGGAGTCGCGAGTTAAACCTAAACAGGTTGGACCGCAGGTAATTTTCCCTGTTAAAGAAGGCGACTTTACAGGTCTTCACACCTTCATTACTACTGACCGAACCGTTGGTATTAACCTTGGACAAACAGCAGTCATTACGGAAACTGTTCCTAAATACATTCCTAAGAATCTTGATTCTCTTGCTGTTAGTAGAACTGATCAATATCTTGTAGGACTGAGCAGCGATGAACCTTCTTCGTTGTTTGTGTATCAGTTCTTCTGGGAAGCATCAGGAGGCTCTTTAACCAACAGACAAAACGCTTGGCATAAATGGACCTTCCCTAACAAAAACATTCATTGGTGTGATTTTGTTGAAGGTACTCTTTATAGTTTGGTTCAATACGATAACAGTGGTACAGCTGAGTTTTATTTAGAAGGTTTGAACGCTTCTCGACCTCCTCAAGAAGCAAACGATCTTTATCTTCTTGATCGTCAAATCTCTAGTTCTATTACTACTGACATTGGTACAGCAACGTTTACTTACAACGCTGGTACTAACAAAACTACAGTCAACCTTCCTTACCGCACTACTAACGTTAGTCAGTTTATTATTCAAAAAGTTGATTCTTCAGATGCGTCAGAATCTCAAAAACGTTGGATTGTGGCTAACTCCGTTCCTGCTGGTGTTACTAGTTTTGTATGCGATAGCTTGGGAGATTTTTCAAATAGTTCTTGGATCTTTGGTGAGCAATATACGTTCACTTTTAGACCGCCTCAGCTTATGCCTTATAGCCGAACAGCGACCGATAACACTTTCATTGGTAACCGCACTGGTCGTTTACAGCTTCGGTATGTGGATGTTTACTACAACGATGCCCGTTACTTTACAGTAGAAGTTACTCCTTACTACCGCGATAAAGTAACCTACGAGTTTGATCGTCGGGATCCTCTTAACGCAAACATTGTTGTAAGCGAAGAAGAACCTTTTGAAGAAGCTAAATTTAGAGCTTACATCCAAAGCAAAAACGATCAAGTTACAGTAGAACTAGTAAACTCAAGCATTGATCAAGCAAAGTTCATTGCTTTGGAATGGACTGGTTTGTATTTTGATGTTGCTAGGAAGTACGGCTAATGACAAACAGCTTTTTTGGTTTTGATGGTGGGTTTGATTCTGGTATTGGTTTAAACCCATCTGATTATGATCTTAATTTTGATACCTTTTCAGACATCTCTAACGAGCTAAACGTTCCGTTTGAAACTGGTTTTGATGTTGACCTTGGTTTAGGTATTGATTACAGGCAGTTTAATGACCTTTCAAACATTTTTGAACCTGTAGGTTTTACACCACAACAGCGACAAGATAAATCAGTAAAGCCTGGTAACGATCTGTTTAGCTTGCCATCTATTTTGAACATGGCAGGTGCAGCAATGAAAGCCTTTACAGCCGTTGAGCGTGACAAGTTTGAACGCCAAGAAGCTGAACGTCAAGATGCTGAAGCTAAAAAACGTTATTGGGCTCAAGTAGCAAACCAACAACAAGAAAACCTACGTAACTATGAGTATCAACTTGACTCTTATTACAAAGCTGCTGACTACGTAGAAAAGCGTCGTCAATACGAAGCACAACTACAAGAACAGCAAGCACAATACAAATCTGACGTAGCAGTTGCAGCTACTAATAATTTTGCACGTCAGCTTGCTGATCTTGAAGGTAGGTTTTACGAAGAAGAAGCTAGGGACACTATTGCGCTAGATAACCTACGCCTTGAAGCTGAAGCTAAAGCGGCTCGTGTTGCTTCTAAAGGACAGGCAGGTAGAACTGTTCAAGCTCTCAAGCAGCAGTACGACCAGCAGTATTTGGCAAACCTAAGCAACCGTCAAATTACTACTAAGTTTAGAGTTGCAGATAAACTAAGAGCTGGAGAAGCAGCAAACGTAGCTCGTGAAAACCAGATCAGCCAAGTTCGTTTCTACACCCCACAACCAATTGCTGACCCAGTAAAACCTTTAGCTCCTCTACCAATTCAAATTGCTGAGCCTGCTCCTACATCTAAACCCAGTTCGACTGCTTTAGGCATTAACCTTGGTTCTATTGCTTTAGAAGCTTTGAATAATTATCAGGCTATGCAGCCTCCTCAACCCCAACCGATTCAAGTAACGTCATGACCAGCAGTTTTGGTATTACGCCCCAACGTCAAATTCGTGATCTTGTAGCTACCCCCGAAGCACCAGTAGCGCTACCAAAACCTGTTGAGCCTGCTCAAACTCCTCAACGTGTTGGTGGTCAACTAATTTATGGTCGTCAGTTTCAACCTGATACTGCCACTGAGCAAAGCCTTCAAAGCATTGAAAACTTTTTAGCTAAAGGCGGTGTTTATGATCAAACTCAAAAAGGTGCGTTTGAAAACTATAAAGCTCAGAAAAAGCAAGAAGCGCTTAACCTCCTGTCTTCTGAAAGCAGGGCTTATCAAGACTCTTTAGATAACGCTAAAGAAACTCGTATTCTTCGAGATAACAATCAAGAAGCTTTAGCACGTCAAAACCAGCTTCGTAACCCTTGGGTTAACTATTTCTACTACGACACTAAAGCTACTAACGCTGGGCGTTCTGTAGCTGTTGATCTAGGAATGTGGGGCAAGCAAAACGCAGACATGCTTGCTGAGCTGCCTGAAGATGATCGTGCAGCAGCTATTGCTGTTAAAACTAAAGAACTTCTTAATCCGTATGCAGACATTCCTAGTGCGTTTGTATCTGCAAAAATTGACCCTCAGATTAGTAACGTTCTTGTTGACATCAAAAAAGATGTTATTCAAAAAGCATATCAACGCAAAGTACTTACTGATTCACAAACAGCCGTTGATAAGTTTTATGGTGGGTTGAACCTTGGTGCTTCTTTAATTAAAGGTTCAGTAGGTTCTGCTCAAGGTATGTTGCTTGGTCAGCAACAAGTCCAACAAGGTTACAACGAAGCGTACAACTATTTTGTAAATGTTCGAGGATATACTGAAAAGCAATTCCACGAAGTTCTTTCTAGTGAGCTTGGTCGTTTGTTTATTGATAACGATAAAGATAGCTACAACGACATTGGTGAGGCTTATGGTTTTGTAAATATGGTCCGGTCTCTTGGTCAAATTAAGACTAAAGACGGTATTTCTCTTACAGATTTAAGAAACTCTAAAGGACAAACGTTTAGAGATATTCTTGAAGCTGGCGCTACACAAGCTTTAAAACGCAGTGAAACGTACCAAGCAGCTCTTGAACGTAACATTCAACGTAAAAAACGTGAATATTTTAAAGCGCTAACTACTGATTCAGTTACTTTTTACGCTAATAACCCTACTCCTACAGAAGCACAAATTACTGAACAAAGAACATTTGCTAAAGCAGGAAACTTAGAAGCAGCAAGTCTTGGGCTACTTCCAGAAGGTGTGTCTCTTGCTGAAGCAAACGAGCAAATAGACAAACTGTATCCATACCAAACCAAAGAACTTGGTCCTACTGATCAAGCACTTCTTGAAGCAGAAATTCAAGACCGTATTAATAACGGTGAAACTGAACTACCTGCAGATCTACGTGATCGACTTGAAGGTACTACTCTTTTAGGTAAAGCTATAACTGAGTTTGCTGATGCTGCTAGACAAGCATCTAGTGTTGATTTTCAAGCACCTAAAAATCAAATTCTTAAAGATCTTGTAAATGGTCTTAAAAGTAATTTCCAACAAGATCCAGAGTATGCTAAAGCTTCTGGGTTAAAAGGCCAACCAAAAGAAACTGCTAAAGACAGCCTTAACACTGCTGTAACTCAAGCATCTCCACGTCTCCGCGCTGAAGCAAGCGCTTATGTAAATGAACAACTTCGACAAGCTGAACGTGCTGGTAAAGACATTTCTGACCCTAATGTTCAGTTTGAAATTCTTCAACGCGCACAGTCTGTCTTTTACGCACGACCCGAGTATAACGACGTAGACGCCTACTCAAACGTTACTACTGGACAACCTGCAACTGGACCAGCTCTTGGTAACGATAACGCTGCTCAAGGTGGTGGTACTACTAAACCTTGGAAAATTAACATTAACGATACTGACAACCGTCAAGCGTTTGCTTCTGTTGCTTCTCAAAAATTTGGCACTAATGTTGGTGCCATGCGTAATTATCTTAGAAACAATTTTGTTCTTAATCAAACTGAAATAGGAGAAGTAAACGCAGCACTTCAAACTGGCGACCCATCAAAACTTAGTAACAGCACTCGTCGTAGTCTTACTAATCTTCAAAGAGCGTTTAACAACAGAATTACAACCGAAGAGTTGGTTAAATTACAAACCAACAGGTTTTACAACCGTAAAACGTTCCCTGCTAATTTTGTACAAAACGCTCGTAAACTTCAAGAATCTTTGCGTGTTGCAAGCGCTAGCAGCGGAACAAAACCTCAAAACACTGCAATTATTATTACCAACTGGCATCACGGTCATTCTCAGAACCGAGCTGTTGATTTTGTTGTTGAACGTCAAAACGGTCAAATTGCAAACCCAATTCCTGCTCCGTTTAGTGGTCAAGTTGTTGAAGCTGGGCGTCAAGGTGGTTTTGGTTTAGCTGTTGTTATTAGAGCTTCTGCTGCTGGACCTGGCTATCAAAAAGGAGACCTAGTGCGTGTTGCACACCTAGCTACGTTAAAAGTTAAAGCAGGAGATCGCATTAATCGCGGAGCAGTGCTTGGTATATCTGGGGACGGTGTTGGTGCCTCTGATAGCCGCCCAGGTCGTTCAGGGACTGGTAAAGGCGCTAATGGTCATGTTCACATCCAGTTGTATCGTCCTGGAGGTGCTAACTGGGCTCACCAATACTCCCAAGAAGTGCAAAACACCTTTGTGCGTAGGTCGTATTTACCACTGTTTAGGGAATCTAGATAGCAATTTTTAGTTATATCGCTTAGTTTGGAGGAAGCGGATTTTATCTACTTCCTCTAATGCCTTATATTCCTCTTCGTGACGGTAGTTCACTTTTTATTGAAGACGAGCAAGAAGCTGAAAAGCGTTACAAAGAGGAGTGGGGATCACCTGCTCCTGAAGCACAACGACCTACTACTCCTACTCCTACTCAACCTACTAGCCAAAAGAAACCTGACGATAAAAACTTTTTACAACAAGCTGCTGATGTAGCAGGTAACATTGCTGGTTACGTTAACCCTGGCGTAGCCCTTGTTAACAAGTTAAGGGAAATGTCAGCCATCACTCTTCCGGGTGAAAAGATAGAAGGAGAAACACCTAGTGCTGGACAGGAACTTGGTAGTGCTTTAACAGAAGGTGCAAGAAAGATCATCAACGATCCTCTTGCTCTTGTTTCGATGATCTCTGCTGTTACAGAGCAACCAGGCGGTTATGGTGGTTACGCAACTGGTGGTACTGGACCTTTACTTCCTCCAAGCCCTGAAGAAGAAGAACGGGTCAATCGTCGTCGAGAGGCTGCTCAAGAAGCTCTACGTCGTACAGGTAAAGACCCTGAAGGCTTTAGTTACGGTGTGCGCCCTGACGTACCTATTGTGGGTCCGTTGCTTAGTAGCGATAGCGAGTTTGTCCAATCTTATCAACCTAAAACAGCAGTAGGTAAATTCTCTGCTTCTATTTTTGCTGCTATTGGTTTTGATCGAGGTGTTTCTAGTGTTGTAAAAGCTCCTACTACTGGTGTTGCTGGAGCTAGTCTTAAGCAAATTCTTGCAGATCGAAACCTTAAAGAAGGTTTAAAACAAAGTACTAAATTTGTTCTTAAAGAAGTTTTACCTGAATCTCTTCAAGATGCTATGTTCTTTGCTCCTGAGTACAACGGTGTACTTAGCAGTCAACTTGAAAAGATTAAAGAACTAGAAACAGAAGAAGAGCGGTTGCTAGCAATGGAAGCGTTGCTTGCTGAAAATGATGAAGACTTTGATTACGCCATTGAGCAACTTAATAACATTGCTGGTGGTGCAGCCTTTATGGTTGGATTTCGTTTGACTCTTAAAGGAGCAAACGCTGCACTTAAAAAGATTAGAGCTGGTAAAACTACTGAACAAGCTATTGAAGAAGCAGTAGAAGAAATCGCGCCTATAACTAAATTAGAAGTTCAGTCTGCTGTTTTAAATCGAGCAGAAGTTGTTCTTGAAGAAAACATTGGTAACTCTACTGCTCGTGTTTATAACAAAATTGATGAAAACGTAGGTAGTGTTTCTACCTCCATGCGAGCTGGCGCAGAAGATTACCTACAAAAGCAAACTGATTTTGCACCTAAGCTTCGTCGTCTTGACCAAGAACTTAGCGAGATGCCTGATGTATCTGCTGATATTCAAAACATCACGCAACAAACGGATGCACTAAAAACACGTCTTAGCGTTAGCACTACTGAAGAGATTGCTGCTAAACGAGACATGATGGAAGCTCGTCTAGCTGCTTATGAAAACGAAATTAAACTAGACCCAGAGTGGATTAACAAAAGCACTGGTAGTGGTAAGCGTCGCGGTAAAAACCAAACCCGATATAACAACGCTCTTCGTGCCGCACAAGAACTACAGGAACTTCAAGCACTAGAACTTAAGCGTCTACAACTTGAAAACTTTGAGTTGCTGCGTGCTGATAAAGCTGCTGAAATTGAGCAAGCTTCTCTTGGGTTTGTTACTAACACTATTGGTTTTAGAAACGCTCTCGACAGTGCTCGTATTCTTGTTAACAGCATTGAAGAAATTAACGCTGAACGTATTGGGTATTTAGAAGCTCGTAACAGCGCTTTGTTCCAACAAAATCGTTTAGACGAAATTGACAAAGATTACACATTGCCAGGAGCTTTTGGTGAAGCTTATGCAGAGCTAAAAAACCTTCTTAATGCAGGTGAAGCAGCTCTTGTTTCTAACAACATTAATCCTGAGTTTGTTCGTGATTTTGTTAAACGTATTGATGACGTTCATAACAAAGTCATTGAAAACGGTGGTACTGCTCCTACGTTCCCTGAGCTGCCTCCTAACTTTGAAGAACTTGCAGCCCGTACAGAAGCTCCTAGAGCTGTTAGCGAGCCTACTGCAGAGGCTGTAGAGGCTAACGTTGAAGCTACAGAAACTCTTGCACAACAGGCTCAACGTATTTGGGAAGAAGGTGAAGGACTTACTGCAGGTGCAAAAGCTACTCGTACTCCGTTCAACGAACTTGACGCAGAACAACAGCAGAAACTAATTGATTTGTATCTTGAGTCAGGTCAAATTAGTCCAAAGGCTCAGCTAGAACCTAAAGCTGCTGCTCCTATTCAAAACGTTGTTCCTGTCACTAAAACAGACGAAGGTGAAGTTGTCATTGACACTAACCTTCTTACGTCTCGACGTGTCGATGGAGAAGTATCTCCTGGTACTTCTGTAACTATTACTCCAGAAGAAGCAATTGTTCAAGCTAAGCGTGAACTACAACTAGGACAAAACCCAGCAGAAACTCTTGAAGCTCTTGAAGAGTTTACACAAGGTCAATCTAATAAATTTGATCTTTGGGATACTGTTTATAAAAAGACTGGATCTGAAGAAGCTGCAAATAAAGCTGTTCAAATTTTTAACACTAACTCTCGTAAATACACCAACAATCTTGAAAACGCCACTGCTGTTAAAGCAGTTTTTGACACCATTGAGCGTAAACCTATTCTTCCTGCTCAATACGCCACTGCTATTAGAAAACTCAGCACTTTCTTAACAGAAGGAAACTCTGAACTTCGTATGGCAGCTGCGTTTATTGAATCAGCAGAGTTTGGTAAGGAAATTCAAAACAACCTAAACAAAATTATGGTTCCTGTGTCAACGTTGGACAGCAACGCTGCACAAACACTTGCTTCTGCT